AAACACTTTCGAATGACTGGTGGCGAGCCCTTGATGGATAAAAACACATACCGTGTATTCGACTATGTGTTAGAGCATCCTAGTCCTGATTTGCATCTTGATGTTACTAGTAATTTCAGTGTCGAGCCTGAACTGTTTGAGCGATATCTAGACTATGTGAAAAAACTTACAACAAACGAGCCAAAAAGACTGCAACATTTTATGCAATACGTGAGTCTGGATTGTGTGGGGCCTAGAGCTGAATATGGCAGACACGGACTTAACTTTAACAGACTCTGGGATAACGTTAATAGATTCCTTAATGAAGTCCCAAATAGAAGTAGCTTGACGTTCATTATTACAATGAACGCTCTTAATGTGACTGGTGTCCGAGAACTGTTTAATGCTATATTAGGACTAAGAGAGATATACAGCAAGACCTATCAGAGAGTATGGTTTGATACTCCTATACTAAGACAACCCACGCATCAAAGTTTGCAGATATTGCCCGAGATGTATTCTGATTTACTGGAGGAAAGTTGGGTATTCATAATGAAAAATCTGGAAACCGTAGAAAAGCCGTTTAAAGGATTTAAGGATTACGAGTTACAAAGATTGCAAAGAGTTATAGATTGGATGAATGAAGGTCGTAATTTAGACCCAAAATATGTTACAATGCAACAAGCTGACTTTTATAGATTTTTTAACGAGCACGATAAACGGCGCAGTACGGACTTTCTAAAAACATTTCCAGAAATGTCTGAATTTTGGCGCCAATGTGAGTACTATGCCAAAACACAATAACGAATCCTATCTAGATTATAAACAACGTGTCATTGATATAAAGAGTGAGAGTTGGTGCGCCGCTAAATGGTATAATGCTACTATTTGGTTAGGTAGTGGCCAAACTACAAGCTGCCACCATCCATTACCACATCACGTTTCTGTTGAGGATGTAAAAGCCAATCCCAGGGCACTGCATAACACTACTCAAAAGAAGCTAGAACGTAGTCAAATGCAACGTGGAGAACGGCCTTCAGGTTGTGAATATTGCTGGAAAATAGAGGATGCTGACAGTAACAACATAAGTGATAGGGTGTACAAAACAATCATATATGATGATAAGGATCTAGACTATGCATTTAATTTACCGTCGGATAGTGACGTTAACCTACAAACTCTTGAAATATCTTTTGACCGCACTTGCCAATTTGCTTGTTCTTATTGTAATCCTGCCTTTAGTAGTACCTGGGTTAGAGACATTAAAAACAATGGACCCTACATCAATCTGGTTAGTGACGGCAGGAACCACTTTACTCATACTCACGATCATAGTCAACTTTATAAGTTCGGCGAGGAAAACCCTTACGTTACTGCATTTTTTAACTGGTGGGAGACAGATCTACACAAGAGCTTAAAGGAGTTAAGAATAACTGGCGGCGAGCCTCTTATGTCAGGATACACCTGGAAGCTTATTGATTGGTTTAAGGAAAATAAAAACAAGAGTAATACTCAACTTGCTATTAATAGTAATCTTGGATTTGATAGAGAAAAATTACAGGACTTTCTAGATAGAATCAAGGATCTACCACACGTAGAGTTGTATACTAGTAACGAAAGCGTGGGTGTTCAGGCTGAGTATATAAGAGATGGGCTTGACTATAAACAATGGTTGGATAATATAGAATTACTTTTAAAAAGCGATTCCATAAAAGCACTGCACGTTATGTGTACTATTAATGCATTATGCTTAGATTCACTACCAGAATTCTTAACCAAGCTCCTTGAATTTAAAAGTAACTTTGGTCGAGATAGGATTAATTTTACATTAAATATATTAAGATTTCCAAGTTTTCAAAGTCCTCTAGTTTTGCCATCTGATATAAAAACTTATTATAGAAATAGGTTATCCAGATGGCTTGATGTCTGGCAAAATCACATAGGTTTGCACGAGCACGAAATAGCTCATATAAACCGTTTGATAAACTATCTTGACGTAGTGGAAACTCCACACAGCGAAGCTTTCGATATAACTAAACTTAGAAACGACTTCAAGTATTTTTATCAACAATATGACCAACGACGAAATAAAAATTTTGAAAATAGTTTTCCTTATCTAGCAGAATGGTATAAAACCATATGAAAGAACAAGAAATAAAGTTTTTTAAGAAAAAACATCTAGATACCAAGTCATCCAGCTTCTGTGGCCACAAGTGGTATTATGCCACTGTGCAGTTATGGATGGGTGGCACACAAAGTTGTTTTCATAATCCCGGACATCAAATTGATGCAGAAGAAATTAAACTTAATCCGTCGGCTATCCATAATACAAAATTTAAAAAGGCTGAACGTGCTCAAATGTTGCGCGGAGAACGTCCAATTAATTGTCAGTTTTGTTGGGTAATTGAAGAGTCAGATCCTGAAGCAATATCAGACAGGATGAGATACAGTACATTATATAGTCCTGAAGAACTTGACCTAGCCTTCAATGCAGACCCCAATTCCGATGTCCAACTAAGAGAACTGGAAATAGCTTTTGATAGAACTTGTCAGCTAGCCTGTAGCTATTGCAGTCCGTATATTAGTAGCAGCTGGGCTCGCGATGTTAGGCAAAATGGCCCTTATGTAAATTTAACTACCAACGGCAGCGATCAATATTCCAACACACAGGATCATACAGTAAAATATGATTATAATGATCGCAATAACAATCCCTACATAGAAGCATTTTTTAAATGGTGGGAAACTGACCTGCATAAGCATCTAAGATCAATTCACTTCACTGGTGGTGAGCCCACGATGGGCGGATATTTGTGGAGATTTCTGGATTGGTGTGGAGAGCAAAAAGGCACCGCATTAGAGAATATTGGCATAATTACCAATCTATCCTATGATGACGATGTTTTGGATAAATTAATTGATCATATTAATCGAGCTAAAAGAAACATCAAGCATATTATGGTTCTAGTTAGCATTGAAAATATTGGTGACAAAGCAGAGTATGTTAGAGATGGTTTGGATAGTAAACAGTTTGAAAAAAACTTAAAACGTCTAATTTCTGAAAGTAGTGTTGATACTGTTTACTTACAATCGACAATTAATGCAATTAGTATTGATGGGTACTTGGAGTATTTGCACTGGATTAGGGATTTTAGAAAAGAAAATAATTGCAAGGGTAAACTTGGTACCTATATTAATTTTGTGAGATTTCCGGCATTTCAAAATATTTTTATTTTGCCAATGGAGAAACGAATTCAATATAGTGATGAACTAATTCAGTTTTTATCTAACACAGAAAATACACGATATTTTAAAGAAGATGATCTACTTTTAATTAAGAGACTTGCTGATTATTTAAAAACTGTTGAAGTTCCACATAAAGGAATTATTTTTGAAGAGCAGGATTATGACAATCAAGAAGTCGTTTATATAAAGCCAGATCTTGTTAAAGATTTTAAAAGCTTTTTTGTTCAATACGATCAAAGACGAAATAGGAATTTTGAAAAAACTTTCCCTAACTTAGCTGAATGGTATAGGTCATTATAATGAGCGATGATACAAACGATATCAAGGGATTTTACAATAAAGGGTACAAGTATAATGACAGGAAACCCTTTTTTATTAATGACCAAGATCTTACTGACAAACAAAAGCACTTACTAACAGAAAGTGATACTTTCTGTATGTTACCCTGGGTTCATATGCACGCCTTCCCTGATGGCAGGGCCTATCCGTGTTGCCTAGCAGACTATTGGCACCCAGTGGGTGATCTCAGACAACACACAATGGAGGAAATCTGGAATCAACGCCCTTTAAGAAAAATGCGTAAAAATATGCTTGAAGGTCAACCCAGTGTCCAGTGTACTAAATGTTATGAACAGGAAAAAAATGGACTGTTCAGTATGAGATTTGACAGCAATAGGAACTATGGACATCATATAGCACAAGCTGAAGCAACTAATCTAGACGGGTCAGTGGACGACTTTAAAATCAGATACTGGGACGTAAGATTTAGTAATTTGTGTAATTTTAGTTGCCGTACCTGCGGTCCAATTTTTAGCAGTAACTGGTATAATGAACACGTAAAACTCTACGGCAAAAAGCCTGATGTTTTGGGTAGAGAAATGATGCGTATAGAATACGCAGCGGGCGATGAGCAATCTATGTTGCAACAGATGGAACCGCATATCCCCTATCTAGAACAGGTTTACTTTGCTGGTGGGGAGCCACTGATAATGAAAGAGCATTATTTTATGCTAGAGAAATTATTAGAACAGGGTAAAACAGATATAAGAATACAGTACAATACAAATTTTAGTGAATTGGCATTTAAAGACAAACACGTATTTGAATACTGGCGTCATTTTAAAAATATCAGTGTAGGCGCCAGTCTAGATGCCAGTGGTAGTCGAGCAGAGCTAATGAGAAAAGGTACAAAATGGAGTCAAACAGTAGACAATAGAATGCGTATGCTCCAGGAAGTGCCGCACGTAGATTTTTATATTGCTGCCACTGTAAGCTCAATGAATGCTTTGCACGTTCCTGATTTCCATAGAGAATGGGTAGAGCTTGGTCTAATCAAGGCTAAAGATTTTAATATAAATGTCTGCCAAGGCCCTGAATGGTATAGAGCAGACATTTTACCTAGCAGCATAAAGAATCAGATAAATTCCAAGTATGAGAAACATTTAGAGTGGCTAGAACCACAGGACTCTCTCAAACGAGCCACCTTGGGCTACAGGGGATTGTTAAACTTTATAAACAGTAAAAATTCTGAAAATCTTATACCAAGATTTCTTAAAGAAGTTTCTCTGCTAGATCAAACTAGAAGTGAAGATTTTTTCCAAGTATTTCCCGAATTATTAGAATTAAAAAATTATGAATCTACCTGAAACCATATGTATGTTACCTTGGGTTAGTATAGAAACCAGTCCTATGGGTACTGTACGTCCTTGTTGTCTTGCTCGAGATGAAATACCCGATGAATCAGGTAAAAAAATTAATCTAAGAGAATCAAATCTTGTTACCGCTTATAAAAGTGTTTATATGCAAGATCTACGTAAACAAATGCTAGCTGGTGAGAAGCCCAAAACCTGCCAATTATGTTGGGAAGAGGAAGCAGCAGGCAGAACTAGTAAACGAATAAACAGTAGAATAAGATTGAAAGAGTTGTACAAAAAAGTCGACTGGCAAAACTTAACTCCTGATCAACTTTGGTTCGTAGACTTAAAATTAGGAAATATTTGTAATTTAAAATGTAGAATCTGCGGAAGCTGGAGTAGTAGTAAGTGGGCTGATGAAGAACTAAAATATACACCCAACGTAAAAAAAGAAAATCACGTAGCCTATCAATGGTTGAAACAGGGTTCTTGGCCTAGGCAAAGCCCTGGTTTTTGGGAAAACTTAATAGAGTTACTGCCAGATATTAAGTACTTCGAGTTCACTGGCGGGGAGCCTTTTCTGATTCAGGAACATTTTGATCTTTTAAAAGTAGCTGTAGATAAAGGATATAGTAAAAATATTGATATCCATTATAATACTAATGGTACAGTTGATCCTGATCAGTCCTGGATATGGCAGCACTTTGGTAGAGTAGACATAGCTTTTAGCATAGATAACGTTGGTGATAGATTTGAGTATGAACGATATGGTGCTAAATGGCAGGATGTAAATGATAACATATCCTGGATAAGTTCTTACAAACAGCACGACGGCGTTAATCTTACTACACAACTTTGTTTTACTGTTAATATTCAAAACGTTTACTATCTAGATGAATTATTAGCCTGGGCTGATAAGAAGGGATTCGATAACATTTATTTTAATATGTTACATAGTCCTGATCATATGAGCATACAAAAAATGACTCCTGCTGCTAGAGATTTAGTCTTAAATAAACTTAAGACTACATTTTGGACTACTAAGTTTTATCAACGTGAAATAGATAATATTATTAAATTTATTGAAAATGGCACTGGTAGTGATGGCACAGAGTTTGTTCGACGTATGAAACAAACAGATCAATATAGAAATCAAAATTTTAAAGACACGCATTTAGAGATAGCCACGGCAATGGGATATGAATAAGAAACCACTTTGTGTAAACCCTTTTGAAGGAATAATTATAGATGAATTTGGCGGCGCTAAACCCTGCCCTCCCTACCTAGCAAACTCCAACAACATTAATGTATTAAATTACTATCAACATCCAGAAATACTAGAACTACAACGAGCTCATCTAGAGGATAACGAACTACCCAGTGTATGCAGAACTTGTAAAACAAACGAAGAAAAGTATGGAAGCAGTCTTAGATTTAGCAAAACTGCAAGAGACATAGAATACAAGGTGGGGCAGTTTGATCAAGGCACTATTTTAATTTCCACTAGCAATGCGTGTAATTTAAAATGCTTGCCCTGTAGTTACAGTAGTTTCCCCAGGATCAAAGAATTAATAGAAATTAAGGTACTCCAACCCTATCAGGATATAGGGCTAATAGATTTATCTGATAATAAAATGGAACGTATTTTAGAAATAATAGAAAAATATAATTATACTACAGTGAGTTTATTAGGTGGAGAACCTTTTTACGATAAAGTTACCTTTAGAATGATTGATCAATTAATCAACCGTGGATTATCTAAAAAGTTAAAATTATATTTTACCACAAACACAACTAATATTAATCCAGCCAAAATAGAAAAAATACAGAATAATTTTAAAGATTTTGAAATAGATTGCAGTATAGATGGTGTTGGAGAAGTTAATGATTATCTAAGATACCCCTCTCGTTGGGATCAAATTTTAAATGGTATTTCTATTCTTAGAAATCTCAATCAACCTTTTAATATAAGAACAGCGTTCAGTAATCTTGCGTTACTGAGATATCCTGACTTAATATTGTGGTGTTTGGAAAATAACATAAAAAATATTTACCTTTGCTCAGTGGACGATCCTGAAATTATGAATCCCCAACGGCTACCATTGGGCCTAGCAGAAAGTTTGCGCAAAAAATATGAAGTTTTAGCCAAGCTAGATGTCAACAACACTACGAAAATGTCTATCCAAGCCGCCACTGGGTATGCCACAAATCTAGACGAAACTGGATTTAGTAAAAGCCTAGAGTTTTTTAGAAAACACGACCAACATCGTGGAAATAATCTAGTAGAAGTATTTCCTGAACTAAAGCCCTATGTCTGAAAAGCCTAAAAATTTATGTATGGCTCCCTGGGTTCATACTTATCTTAGCCCTCAAACTGAAAGAAGAATGTGTTGTGCAAGCAGGGAACCCGCGCAAAATTTTGAGCAATATATTGACACCGCTTCGGGTTCGGGAGAATATAAACCACTTACGCTAGAGCAACATTGGAACAGTGATCATATGAAATCTGTACGTAGGCGTATGATGGCTGGTGAAACCCTTCCTGAGTGTGAAGTTTGCAATAATAAGTTACTTAATACTGACGTTTACCGTAGCTATTTTAATAGATTGTTTGATCATAAGTATTTAGAGGCAATGGCTAATACAGACGAAACCGGGCACACTTCACTACAACCTGTCAGTTGGGATTATAGGTTCAGTAATTTGTGCAATTTCAAATGTCGTATGTGTGGCGATATGCTTAGTAGTAGTTGGGAAACAGAACGCCGACAGTTTAACGATATAGATTGGTCTAATACAAAAAACAACTGGATGAAATCTGAAAACAAAATTAAGATAGAAAGTTTTCAGAACACACAAATCGAAGAAGAATTCAGAAAAGCTGTGGAAGAGCACCGAGTAGAAGAAGTCTACTGGGTAGGTGGAGAACCACTAATGTATGAACAACATTGGCGTTATATGGCAAGAATAATAGAACTAGGAGATGGCCAGAATGTTTATGCAAGGTACAACACAAATTTATCTAGAATTAATTATAGGGGTATCAATCTTTATAACGACATTCTTACTAGGCTTCGCGATTGGCAGATTTGCGCGAGCCTTGACGGTACAGGAACAATTGGGGAATACATTAGATCAGGTCTTAATTACGACCAGTGGCTTGAGAACTTCCGTGAAGGAATTAAAATCAGAACTCACTCACGTCAGCTCAGAATTGACTTTACGCTCACTCTGCCCGGAATGTTTGAAGTTAACAAAATACAACAACTCGCAGACTCGCTAGGAGTAGATGTGTTGGCCAAGGTAATTTTTAGTTTCAGTCCAGATATTATACTATCTCCGCTGGCATTACCTAGAAACATTTTAAATAACTGGGTAGATGAGCTACTACCCAATGTAACAGGATCTTTACGAGATATCCTAGTGCAATTAAAAAATCGCCCAACATTTCAAGAACAATATGGGGATAATTACCTTGATCATCTAGCGATTGGTAAACAACAAACTCTTAAAATAGAATCTAGACGAAAAGCTGACACCTGTCTAGAAGAAATATTATCGCAAAGAAAAGAAGTGTATGACTGGTATAAATCAATTAGTTAAAGTAATACTATCCAATCCCTTGAATAAAAAGGACACAGTCGACTATAATATAGTTGTGGCTGATAATGTTTTGGCTCGAGACTGGGTATTTGCACTCAAAGAAATTTTACACAATAAAAAACATCTTGAGAAAAATTACTGCTTTATGGGTTTTCCTTACACAGCCAGAGATCTAAATTTTTTAACAAACAGTTTAAACAATCATATTGCAACAATCAATAACTTTTTTGGTAGCGAATACACCATTGAAGAAAACTACACACAGGAATGCTGGACAGATAATAGCGATCTAGGGCCCAATCACGAAATGTTTAACTTATTACACAATCATTTCGAAGTGTTACAGGGCACAGTTTGGGATTTAAGTGATTATTATAAAAAAGCAAATTACAAAACTAAGTACGCTATTCGTCAACTTAATAATATCTGTCACGAACTAGAGTCATATGTTCTAAGTCAGAGAAAACTTCAAACTGTGCCCTTCTGGATACGGCCAAGTCAGATAACAACATTTTTGCAAGCAGGTAGATATATTCTAACAGACGAACACAGGAAACTTTTTACAGTTAATGGTTATGATCGTGTGCTAGGTGGTGTTTATATGCACTGGACTCAAATAGGAAAAACATTATTTGAGGTTTTTAGAGATGAGGGGGCTCCTGATCTAAACGACACAATTTGTGAAGCTATAACAGAATTAAAATTCTACAGTGGAGAATTTGATGTAGAATGGGGTAATGATGTAGTCTACGGTGGTGCTGCCTACTGGCACACAGAGCAACAAGATAAATTTAGAGAATGGCTAACACGCAATGGTAAAGATTATAATGATCCTAAATTAAGTCTTGGATATCTGCCTATAGGTCAGGTGGATTTACAAAATAGCTTTGGCACTGTAGATGCACAGGAAATCTGGAAAATACTAGGAGACCATCTTAACATTCAGGCTATTGAGGTCGACGGTATAAGACAAGAATATGATTATTGTTGGTCAGATCCCAATTATCAAAGTCAGCAAATAGATATGATGAAACCTGGTTACGACTATAGCAGTAAATACTCTGTTGGGAAATAAGATGAGATGGCTTATTAATTTATATTATAGAATTAGATTAGAAATAAAGTACAGACGCAGACTTAAGGAAATAAGGAAGCGAGATCCTTTTATCTATTAATTATGATTTACACTATAGGATGTAGTTTTACATATGGTGCTGAACTCCCTGACAGATCAGACGCCTGGCCCAGTGTGTTGGGTACTTTGCTTAACAAGGACGTGACTAACCTGGGTAAAGAAGCTACAGGTAATACCCGTATTGTAAAAAGAGCGTTGGATGCTATATTAGAAAATCCTGAACTTGTAGTGATTAGCTGGACTAATCCTGGCAGGCTAGAACTAGCAGATAACTTTGGGATATATGATGTATGGGGCGGAAGAATTATAAATTGGAACAATGATGAGAGCCTCAAGCATAGAGCAGAGATGGTTAAATATACTGTACTCAATGATCAACCAGAGTACTATTATACTGCCTGGTTAAGGCAAATAATTTTAGTACAAAGTATTTGTAAATTAAAAAAAGTCCCCTGTGTAATGTTTATAAGTCATTATGCCAATAAAATGCACAGACAGTTTTCTAATAATCATAAAAAATTGGTAGAAAATATAGATTTGTCTATGTTTGTAGATCAAACAATGTTAGAAAGCACAGATGAATGGACAAGAGATATTACTAAAATGCCTCGAGGACATCCTAGTCCTCAAGGACATAAATTAATAGCAGACAAAGTATATGAACATATTAGGCGTTTCAGCTGGTGATCACGACGCAGCTCTTAGTGTAGTTAGCCCCCAGGGCGAAATTCTATTTGCTGGGCATAGTGAACGTTATAGTAAAATTAAAAATGACTCTAATATTCACAAGTCACTAGTAAGTGACGCATTTGCCTATCCTATAAGTACAATTGCATTTTACGAACGACCTTGGTTAAAACAAATTAGACGCTTGTATGCAGGACAAAGCTTTGAATTTGATAAATTCTCTACTAGACAAATATTAAAGAAACAGATACCTCTAAAGTTAGATAACTATAAAATTAAAACTTATGGCCATCATTTAAGTCACGCGGCTGCAGGATTCCAAACAAGTAATTTTGATAATGCAACTGTGGTTGTAATAGATGCCATTGGAGAATTTGATACTATTTCTATTTGGAGTGCTTATTATAAAGATAAAAAAGCCAAATATAAAAAGCTTTGGTCTAAAAAGTACCCACACAGTATAGGATTATTTTATAGTGCGATGACAAACAGTGTAGGTCTTAAACCTAACGAAGAAGAGTATATCTTGATGGGAATGAGCGCCTATGCTCGCACAAACAATTATAGTATCCTGGAACATAAATTAGTTCAGGATATTGGGGAATGCTCTTTTAAACAAAACTTACACATAGGGTTGCCCTATGAACACTTAGATTTAGCTTCTAATGAAGAAGTAGCAGCTTGCACCCAAAAAGTTACAGAACGGTTATTAGCTAAGGTCTGGCAAAAAGCCAAAAAAATTGGGAATAGTAAAAATTTAGTCTATATGGGTGGCGTTGCTCTTAATTGTCTGGCAAATAAAAACCTAGGAGAATATTTTGATAATATCTGGATTATGCCTAATCCCGGAGATGCTGGTAGCAGTTTGGGCGCAGCAGCGTTAGCCTATGGCCAACGTATTGACTGGCATAATGCTTTTCTTGGACATAATATACCTGGAGCATACCCAGTTAACTCTATTATTGATGCTTTATTGGTTGATGGCATCGTGGGTGTTGCAAGCGGTCGCGCAGAATTTGGGCCACGGGCATTAGGTAATAGGAGTTTATTGGCAGATCCTCGAGGACTAGATATAAAGGATCGTGTAAATGAAATTAAACGTAGACAAAAATTCAGACCCTTTGCACCAGTAATACTAGAAGAATTAGTTGACGAATATTTTGATATGCCTAGTGGTTGGAAATCTAGTCCCTATATGCAGGTGGTAGCTAAATGTAAATTTCCCAATCACTTTCCTGCCATAACACATTACGACGGCACAAGCAGAGTACAAACAGTAAATAAACAATCTGGTGGTGGTATAAGACAATTACTTGAACAGTGGTACAACATAACTAATTGTCCTATGCTATTAAATACCAGTCTTAATGTACGTGGTGAACCTATGGTAAATGATAGGCAAGATGCGATTAGATTTCAACAGATATATGGTATTAAGGTGTTTAGTTAGTTTTATTAATTTTTTATAGGGCGGTGCTATACTATGAGTGAAAATGACGGCAGTCCAGATTTGGATTCTTTACGTAAAAAGTTTAAACCTAAAAAACCTAAAATGGCAGTACCTACAGAATTTTTAGACAATGCTAAAAGCTATGAGGACAAACAAGCATTAATGCAAATATTGGCTGATAAAGAAAAAAATAAAATGATTTTATTAGTCAAGGCTATGCTCAAGGATGCGGTAGCCAATAGAGACAAAAAATGAAAAAAACAATAGTTTTACTTGATTGGGAACAAGAGGATAAATGGTTTTCCCGTAGAACAGTGGACGATCCGTTTAGCTCAGCATATTTTGGATTAAATATTCCTGCCTATTTTAAAACATTTTTTAATCTCGAACTTTATCAAAAAGATAAAACTTATAATAAACAACAACACGTCTTTGTGCTTTGTGATATTTACCATAAAAACAATTTTATACAAAATTCAAAGTTATACGAACATTTACGAGATCAAGGTTTTAAAGTTATTCTATTACACTTTGTTGAATATTTTCCAGAACATCATCCAGATGTTTACTGTACATTTCCAATATTTTATATAGATAATTGGTTCTGGTTTAACGAAGTTCTTAGACATATGAATGGTTGGGCTAGTTTTAAAGATAATAAACGTTTAATTTTATGTCCTGTGCAGTATCCAAGAGTTTCCAATAGGAATAAGCTAGCACTTATGCCTGTGGGGAAATTACGAAGACATAGAGTAGATCTTCTTTCTAAAATAAATCCTCTTTTAAAAAATATGGTCTGGAGTTGCAAATCTCAAAATATTCTTCTTCCTAGAAATAAAGATTTTGAACATCAATATAACTCTTGGGAATACGAACATCTTGGGATCATAAACGATAGGTATTTTAATCCTGATTGGTACAACGATACTTATTTTAGTCTTGTTTCAGAAACTTGTGTTACTAGGCAGATTTTTAAATATAACAAGAACAGAGAAGATGCTCCTCCGTTTATAACAGAGAAAACCTATAAACCCATAATGTACAGGCATCCTTTTCTTATACAAGGACAACCAGGAATTCTAAAGCATTTACGAACTCTAGGTTTTGAAACTTTTGAAAATTTATTTGACGAAAGTTATGACACTATCGATGACAACGACTTAAGACTAGATAAGATAGTAGATAATGCACAAAGTCTGTCAAAACACTTATACAGTAAAAAAACTAAAAGTATATACACTTACGATAAATTAACTGAAGAAAAAATAACACATAATTGGAATCATTTTTTTAATGGTCAACTAGTTGAACAACGTATCTATCAAGACATTGTATTACCTTTTCTAGAAATGTGTGAATAAAAATTTAAACGTGTCTAAAAAAACATTAGTGCTAATGGATTTTAACTACGAAGATGCAATATCGTGGTACACTTCAGATAACTTAAAATTTAAATATTTTGGATTATGTTTTAATAATTTTTTTGAAAAATACTTTGACTTTGAATTATACGACAACCAAAAAATATACAATAAAGATTGTATTTTTGTAATTCTTGATATCTACAACAAGAAAAAGTTCTCTGAAAGATACCCAACGTATATAAAACTACACGAACAAGGATATAAAATAATTTTGTGGATGCTTTCAGAATTTCCTGGGCATCAGTTTCATAAATTTTTTAACCCACGGGATTTTCCTATACCAGTGTTTTATGTACCCCATTGGTTTTGGTTTCAGGAGCTGGGATCTGCAATTAATCATTTGGCTTCAACACCAGAAAGAATTATTTTAAGACCACACCAATACCCAAAAAATAAAACTTGTAAGTTTTTAGCTTTGGTACCAATGAATAAACACAGGGTGCATAGAGATAAACTGTTTGACAAACTTAGTAGTTTTAAAAATGACATACTCCTAAGCTATGTTTCTCGAGGAATAACACTACCAAGAGATATAACTTACGAGAACGATATTAATCCCTATTACATTAAGATATTTGACCCACAGATAGATCCTGGTGTGGATATAATTAACGATAGATATTTTAACCCTGAATGGTACGATGACACTTACTTTAGCCTAGTAGTGGAAACCTGGATAGAAAAATACCAATATCCAGTTTTTTTAACAGAAAAAACCTGGAAGCCTATTATGTATAAACATCCTTTTATGATCTGGGGGCAACAGGGTTCACTAGCTTATCTTAAAGAATTAGGTTTCGAAACTTATGAAAATTTATTTGATGAGAGTTATGATTTAGAGGAAAATTCAAATAAAAGACTACAGGCTATTATTACAAACGTAAGGAATTTACGTAATCAAAGATCTAGATTAAATATAAGTCAAAAGCGTAACTACGATAAAATAACTCAAGAAAAAATAGAACATAACTATAATTTGTTCTTTAATAGTGACACATTGACTGAAAGGTTGTATACTGACATAGTTATACCAATGTACGAATTTTCAGAGTCAAATTGAAGGAAAAATCAATGAAAGATAAGTTCAAACGTGCTTATATGGCCACAGCTAAAACATTTGCAGATTTAAGCACTGCTAAAAGATTACAGGTGGGTGCCATAGTGGTCAAGGATGATAGAATTATAAGCATAGGATACAATGGTATGCCTGCTGGCTGGGATAACACCTGTGAAGTCAGGGAATGGATGAATCCCGAAGCTGGTGGCTGGCTTGACCCGGATGAGATTAATACACAGTGGCCCTACGAGGAATTTACAGAAGGTCAGTCTGTGGGCAGATATAAATTAGTAACTAAACCCGAAGTGTTACACGCAGAAAGCAATGCAATATCAAAGTTAGCAAGATCCAGTGAAAGCGGCGAGGGTGCAGCTATTTTTATCACGCATAGTCCCTGTATGGATTGTGCGAAATTAATCTACCAATCAGGTATAACGTCAGTGTTTTATGGGTCTAGTTATCGAGATGACTCGGGAATACGTTTTTTACAATCAAGTGGTATAAAAGTAGAACAAATACAGGATGTTTGATGTTTTTTATAAAAATAAACCCACTGGTTTATTTGCCTTTGAACAACCAGCGGATAGTTTAGTACAGGCCGCTGCTCTCTCTAGAACAGAATTTTTCTGGTTCCTAGATGGGCATAATGATTATTCGGGCTTTAATTTTTACTGGCAGTGTCCTCCCTGGGAACAAGATCAGGTTCACGTTTTTGCAAGTCAGCATCAACGTAATAGTGGAACTTATTTTGCTAGAAAACATACTGCAAAATTATTGCAATATAATTTTAGAACCGAACAACGAGTTCACAGACCAGCCAATTTAGAACTTTGGTCTATACCCAACTACATTGATATTACAAATTTCGATTTCAGCTGGCATCCAGACTTCACTGAGCCAGACTATGAATATCATTTTCCTACACAATGGCAATCAGCAGGTGGACCTGTTTATCTAGGCACTCAGGGTATTAAACTTGTAAATTCACAAACAGCACAGTCATTACCAGACAAATCACGGTGGCTAATACCTGATAATATTGATCAGACTAGTTTTGACTTTAGTTGGCATCCTGACCCACGTGATCCTGCCTATGAATATCATTTTGGTACACAATGGCAGACAACTGGTGGTCCTGTGTATCAGGGACACAAGGGAGTTAAGATTGTCTATAGTCCCACAGCCACGGCCCTTGAAGATAAATCTCGCTGGATTATACCAGACAATGCTGATATTACTGATTTTGATTTCAGCTGGCATCCTCCTAGATTTGAACCAGATTATGAATATAGATTTCCCACACAATGGCAACGTGAGGGTGGTCCCATATACAAAGGTACAGCTGGTGTAAAATTTGTAGCAGGGCAGCGCATACGAACTAACGCCACACAGATTTTTTATATGGATTTTCTAAATAAAGAAAGTCCAAAACAATTAGAATGCTTAAAGAAAAAATTTCCTGACATCAAGAGTACACGCTATGTTGATACACATTTAAATGTGTTCAAACGTATAGTAAACTTAGCAGAAACAGAGTTTGTCTGGGTCATTAGTAGTATATGTGATTATAGTAAGTTTGATTTTACTTGGCACCCAGACTCTAGTCAGCGAGAAATGATACATTGTTTCCCTACAGGAACACTGAAACGTGGTGATACTTTTTACATACACGTTCCTAGCTTTAAACAACAAATGTACGATCTAGAACTTCTAGATTGGTTTAATATCATTAACTATTGTGATGATCAATCTGTAACAAGATTCCCACAGGATACAGTTAATTATGATGGTGATAATCTAATAGATGTAGTTAAGGAACATCAATGGACTACTCCCTATGCGTTGTTTACTAATAAATCACACGTTGCAATTATTAATAATAACTGTCTATGGTCACATAAAGATAGAGAGGTTGTAAGTATTTGTTCAAGCAATAGTGTATGTTTTGTACCACGAGAAGCTAAAAGTCATATCAAGGAACAGATCTACGACTATCCCTATATAAACAAATTAACTAATATAGTTACACTAGACACACCCTTGGATATTATCTATATTAGCAATGGGGAGCCTGATGCTGAATATTGGTATGAACACCTAGTAAAGCTGGCTAGTAAAAAAGTAAAACGAGTACAAAATGTAAATGGTAGAACTGCCGCCTATCAAGCTGCGGCTAAACTTAGTAGTACTCCCTGGTTTTTTGCAGTATTTGCCAAGCTAGAAGTAGATTCGGAATTTAATTTTTACTGGCAACCTGATTATTTCCAACAGCCCAAACACTATATCTTTAATAGTAAAAACATATTAAACGGACTAGAATATGGACATCAAGGACTAATAGCCTATAATAAAAACCTTGTATTAGAAAATAATCAGCCGGGGCTAGACTTTACGCTAAGTCAGGCACACGAGAGTGTACCCATACTATCAGGAGTGGCTCATTTTAATCAGAACCCCTGGATGACTTGGCGTACTGCTTTTCGCGAAGTCCTTAAATTAAAACATTTTAATAGTTTAGTGGAAACAGTCGAGACGACTCATAGACTTAAAGTCTGGACCACAAGAGCGCAGGGAGAAAATTCAGAGTGGTGTCTACGAGGCGCACAGGACGCTATAGACTATTACAATCGAGTTGAGGGTGATTACGAAAAGATAAAACTTAGTTTTGACTGGGCGTGGTTGGCGGATTATGCTAGTCTCTTGAAGCACCATTTTTAACTGCTAGTACTATTTTTTCAACTTCCAGATCTGAAAGTTCAGGATATATAGGTAAACTTAGACAGGTACGGCTGAATAGTGTGGCGTTACCGTAGTGCGATGATTTAAAATCAGCATAAGAAAACCCTAGAGGATAATCAAATAACGGTGTATCGTAATGAATTTTTGTTTCGATATTATTTGACGTCAGAAAAGATCTTAAGTTACTTCTGTTATGATCTTTAATAACATATTTGTGCCAGCTGGGCTCACAGTCACGTGTTATCTCAGGTACTTTAACATATTCTGCAAGTTCCTGTGTATAGTAGTTTGCTATATCAGTTCTACGACGTTGCCATTTAGCAAAATGATTTAGTTTAACTAGCATTACGGCAGCATCAAGTTCACTCATTTTACTATTTGTGCCTGTGTTAGAATGATCATCATACTTACCATTGTCGCGCATATCCCTTAACATAGAATATTCCTTGGCATCATCCGTAAGTATCATACCACCACTGCCATAGTTAGGTAAATTCTTAGTGGGATCAAAACTTAAAATACTTATATCCCCCAACTTACCACTAGGTATACCTTTATACTTTGCCCCTAGGCTTTGTGCAGCATCTTCTATTATGGGGATTTCATCACCACCAAAAAACTTTACGCTAGTATAAAATTTTTCGTAGTTAACTGTATTACCAAATATGTTTACATACATTACTGCATCTAATAGGCGTTCGCGTGAGCTAAAGTTAAAAGGCTGATTAAGACTATCAACATTAATTAGAGCTTCGCTATCAACGTCACAGAACACAGGATTATTATGAGTTTCCAGAACGGAATTAAGTGTAGCTACAAAACTAATACTTGGTATTAATATTTTATTACGAACATTTTTAAGTTTATTATTTGCTTCTAGGGCTCGTATAGCAAACATCAAGGCCTGTGTACCCGAGTTAACCGCCACTGCATATTTGCGATTAGTTAACTGAGCAATAGCCAATTCAAATGCTTCTATCTTGGCGCCATCCAGCACCTTACCGCTAGACAAAACTGTGTCTATTACTTCCAATACCTCTTCTCTAATACTTAGATATTGTCTTTTTAGATTTATAAATTGTATTAGATTAGTTTTTTCCAATATGGACTACTCCTAAACCAGTCTGCATATCTCTGAAAACCTTCTCTAACATCTACTTTGGGATCAAAATTTAAATCTCTACGGGCTGCATCTATGTTTAATGCTCCACGGCTAGGAAAGTCTAGATCTCTATCGCGTACTTCTATATCACCGCAACCAGCAATTTCAACAGCAATTTGTGCTGCATCTAATAGACTATGGCTGTGACTTTTAGTGATATTATACGTATTATTGTTTGCCTGTTTTTTTGTTGCTGCTGCTACTATACCACTTGCAGCATCTTCTACGTAGGTAAAATCCAGTGTTTCTCCTGCGCCATTGACCTTTAAAGTTTCTCCTCGTAGCGCACTAAGCATAAACTTACTTACCACTCTATCCTCTACGTCAAATTCACCATAGACTGCACTGGGTCGTATGATAACGTGATCAAAGAATCCTTGACGAGTATAGTCTCTTACTAAATGTTCTCCCATCAATTTCATAATTCCGTACTGTCCCTGTGGGCGGCAAATAGCATCTTCACGCACATCGTCTTTAAAGTCTCCATAGACCATACTAGAGCTAATATAGACAAACTTAGCTATATTATATTTCTTAGTTAGCTCTAGCAAATTAATTAGTGCTGTGCTCATTACTTCACTACCCCAGATAGGATTTTTACCAACTACTTTTTGTCTAGGAAAACTGGCAAGATGTATCACTGCATCGCAATCCATACCAAATGTTCCAAAAAAATCTTTAAGGAGGTTATAGTTTCTAATGTCTATATGATGTGTACCTGCTCTAGTCCTGGCAGATCTTGCTTTATAAAGATATTCCAGTTCTTCCTTGTTTAAAAAACCATAATCAGTTATATTATCGATAATAAAACAGGTATGACCCAATGCTTCTAACTGTCGCACAACATTATGTCCAATAAAACCAGATCCACCTGTAACTATGTATTTCATTGACTTCCCCAGCGTAATGTAAAATACGTATAATCTTTTTCCATTAATTCTCCAGTAATCTTTACAATGTATCCCCAACTATTATAATCCTGCGTAACACTATAATAGGGATCGCTAATGGAATTTTCCAAGCACCATTGGCCTTTTTCAGAATCCTGCCATTCCATTAAAGGCCCAGCAGCATAGATTTCAGGATCTTCCACATCACCTAGTCTAAAACTTCCCATTATAACTTTTACAGTTTTACTCATACTGCCATTTGTGCCTTGAGTGGTGGATGAGATTTATAGTTGCCTAACTTGATGTCAGCCATTGTAAATTTAGTTATGTCTTTGATGTCAGGATTTAGTCTTAACAACGGTAAAGGTAGTGGTTCTCTAGTTAACTGTTCCTTGACCTGTTCAATGTGATTATTATATATGTGCGCATCGCCAAGAGTGTGAATAAACTCACCTACGTCTAGATCACATACTTGTGCAATCATATGTGTTAATAAACTATAACTCGCTATGTTAAAGGGAACCCCCAAAAACATATCACAGGATCTTTGATACATCTGACAGGACAATTTTCCATCTGCCACATAAAACTGCGCAAAGCAATGACAGGGAGGAAGAGCCATAGCATCTAATTCTCCAGGATTCCACGCTGTTAGGATATGTCGTCGTCCGTAGGGGTCTGTTTTTATTCCTTCAATAAGGGTCTTGATTTGATCGACTTCTTTTACTTCAACATCGTTACCCTGCCTACGATAAGAAACTCCAAAGTCGTCCCGGAACGCACCACCTCCCTCTCTGGGCTTAATAGTGCGCCAGTGTCGCCACTGTACACCATAGACGCGACCTAGATCACCTTCATATTTGGCCTTAGGTCGCCAATAAGGCGCTAGAGCATTAGGAGTCCATATAGTAACAACTCCCTCTCTTGTGCCGTGTGTGAGTTCTGCTAGCCTACGTTCATCACCTGACCCTTCGATAAACCAAAGTAGTTCCCCCACACAGGCGTTCCAGGCTAATTTTTTTGTAGTAACCGCGGGAAATCCTTTAGAAAGATCATAGCGATGTTGCATACCAAAAACGCCAATAGTGCCTACGCCTGTTCTATCAGTTCGTGGCTGTCCGTTCTCTAGCACATACCTTAGAGCATTTAAGTAAGTATCCATTATATTATTTTAAAGTGCCGATCTAAAAATGTCAATGTTTTTATAGGTCATCCAGGTACACTTTCTATCCACGCTGGGCTTGGCACTGGTAACACGGAATAAACTTAGATATTTTTTAAGATCTATACTACAGTCTGTTCTATATTGAGACTTAAAGTGTGTTATGTGTACTTCGTCCGTGATTGACCTTGTTTCCATTAGTATATCAGGACCACCTATTATCCAGATTGTTTTATCTGGGTTGTTGTTGGCTAATTGTTGTACTACAGGGCATAGATCTCCTGATATTGCATTGGCTGGTTCGCCTACTAGAGATCTATTTGTTGCTACATAGACTATCCTGCCATTTAATGGCTTGGGCATTTTTGTATCGTCCCAGGTACGCCTTCCCATAACTACAATATTGTTCATTGTATTATCCTGGAAATATTTCATATCTTCTTTATGATGAGGCCAAGGGAGATGGCCCTGATAGCCCATACCTCCCCAGACATCAACAGCAAATATTGCTTTGATCATTTTGTTACAATTTACCTAGAATTTTGTCGGTGACAGGTTGCACAGTTGCTTCTACTAGACCAATGTCGACAAAAAAGTCTACATTGTCTATGTAATTGTCCAACTCCTTCAACTTTTGATTTACTTCTTGTTCTACTTCATCAGGATCTGCACCCTCGGACAATAAACGCTTAATATCTACTACTACCCTGCTGCCGTCTTTGAGATGGACAGTTAAACTTTCCAGTATATGTATGGGAACTTCTCTTTTGTCAACATCTTTAAGAATAGCTCTCCATTGATTTTTACTACTAAGATTTAACTTTGTCTGCTTTGGTTTTTTTGGTTTTTGTTGTGACATTTTCTTGTGTAGCCCCTTGTAATTCCTCTGCCTCTTTTTGCAATCTTGCTGCTTCTGCTAAAAGTTGTTTTGCCTCAATAGTCATTTTTTGTGCCTGAGCTAGCCGTTGACTTGCTAGTTGTTCATCAGTAAGCACATCACTAATACTTATGTTATTTTCAACTACTGCTGGCTGACTACTACCTTGAGGGGCTCGTACTTCGCCTAGGTCTCTTGATTGTGATTTAGGATCTCTAAATCCTGCACCTTTATCTAGTTCAGCTAATTTTTTTATAGCCTCGTCACCTTGTTCCATAGTGTTAAGGATATTATTAAGCTCATCTAGTCTTACGTTGCTTTTGGCGTTGGGGGTAACTATTACCTGATTTGCTGCTACCTTTTTAATCCAACCCTCGCTGTGCAATTTTGTTAGAGCATTGGTACCATCCACTAGTGTAACACGGAATAAGTAATCACTAAACTGTTTAGATTGCTGTCCTGATTCACTTTCCAATGCCTTCATAACATCATCGTGGACATTTTGAGGTAACATATCGGGATAAAATACCAGGCACATATGGTCTTCACCAGGTACCTGTCTGAATAAAATCACACAACGGCGATTGCCGTGTCTTCCTACGTGCTTGATCATATTATTGCCCTTCCTGGCTTGATGTGGCTTGTTCTTGATCACTCTCAGCTATACTAGAGTCATCAGTATTGCGTTCTTGAATTACACCTGTGTTTTTTAAGAATGCAAAGATACGGCTGTACACACCACCAACAACTTCAAATTCGTCAGCCTTGATAGCTCCACGTTTACTTACTACGTCAAGTATTTCTAAAACTTTTACTAGATCGTTTATCTGTAAGCTCACTGGAGGGGTGGCAGCTGGTTGTTCTTGGTTCTGAGTGCTAGGATCGTTATCGTTGCTTTCATACATTTTTTCGTACACCATAGTATTTCCTTGATTATGTACTATTATTTAACTAGGATCAATAGCTGAAAATTTTTTTATAACAGACCTTTATAATCATTAATTTGGTCCAGTAATAGAGCAAAAAAGCTAGCTTCAGCGTGAGATTCGAATGCCACACACTTTTTTAATTCTATTCTATTTGTGTCAGCGTCCACAGTATAGAGATCGCCCAGCCAAAATCTTTCACTTAGGTTTTCGTAGATCCAGTCCCGTATTTGTTTGTCAGCAACCTTGCTGTCAAACACTATCTGTTGGAAGTGCGGTGGGCAGTGTTCGGTCTCTCTTAGACCGAAAAGATTTAGGGGGTTTATTTCTCCGTGTTTTAACAATTTAACTCCAGGTCCTGTGTTTTTCTGCTACCCATTCTCTGCCATCGTATTCATCAACATACCAGTCTACATCAGCAGGAATTTCTACAATCTTAAGATTAGCATAGTGGCCATTGGCATCCTCGCCTAGCTCTCTTACTACACTTACTAGGTAGGCATCGTCTCTGGCCAAATCGTACATAGACCAGTCTTCGGTTTCCTGAACACCAGCTAGATGTTTATAACGTATTATAGCTTCATCACTCAAACTAAATCCACCATATCTGGTGTTGATAACTACGTGGCGTATGCCACGTAGATGTTCTATCAACCTTTCTTGTTCTTGTAAATCAGCTAGCGAGTTCTTTTGCTCGTTCATAGATAGCCCAGACACCAAAGGGAGGTTCTGCATTTTCATTACCCTTGATCACAAACACCGTATCGCAGTAATCAGGATCACCCCAATCACCAAAGGGCATACCGTCTGTAAACATAATGAACTTTTTAGGCTCAATATTGTTTTCTTTCATATAATGCCAGTTAGCCATAAAGTCAGTGCCACCACCACCCTGCGGTTGGTAGTTAGTAATGTCTTCCATATTATCTGAGCTAAAGACCTGATGGTTATAGATAGCAGTGTCAAAACTCCAGACCTGGATATGATATTCGTCGTAGGATTCCATAATACCCTTGATCTCGCTCATAAAGGCCTTGATGTCTGCCTCACCAATACTTCCCGAGGTATCAATACCAATGCAAATATCAATCTGTGTGCCAGGTTTCATACCAGGCATAACCGCATCCATATGCCAACCTCGGCGATTGGGTTTCATCCAGCTGAAGTCATCCTTGATAGTACTCTGGATCTGCTGTTCTAAAAGTTCACGCCAGTTAACTACGGGCTTAGTAAGGTCCTTGATTAGACGTTTAATACCAGCAGGTAAGTTACCAGCACCCACTGCCTGTGCTGCCTGAAGTAGAGCTTCTCTAATTTCATCTCGAATGGCGTCGCGATCCTTTTGACTAATCTTGGGACGACCCTTGCCATCTTCGTCGTCGTCACCTTCAGAGCCTGGCCCATCGCCATCTAGATGTTCATCTAGCATTTGTTCTACTAGTTGGCTAATATCAATTTTTTCTGCTTTTTCATACAGATCATCATATACTTCTTCAGCACTCCAGCCGCGATATTTTGGATCGTATAGGCAGGGATTAATTCTATCACCGATACGTTGATCCACTAGATCACTGTTAACACAATAATCTGCTGCGCAATTAAATAGCATAGGATCGCGATTAAGGCCAACACGACCAAGATGGTCATAGACGTTATGCAATACCTCGTGGCCAAAGAGGAATTCAACTTCCTTGGCCTTGAGTTTATTAATAAAGTCTGTATTATAGTAAAAATTACGGCCGTCAGTTGCCGCTGTGGTCAACCAACTATCGCCATTTACTAGATGTAGGCGTGTGGCAAGATTACCAAAAAATGGAGCCCTTAGCAGCAAACCAATTCGAGCTGTTACTAGTTTTTCTCTTACTATTGCATCTAGTTTAGCATCAATAGTATCACTTAGTTTACCCCCGTTCTTGGGCTTGGTCTTTTTAGTAGAGCCCTTGCTAGCTGTGGTTCCCTGTGCGGTCATAATTTACTCCTTGTATGGTATATAGTTATTATATAACAATCTAGTATTTTTGTCAAGATCATTTAGGCTAAAGGTGAGTTGGGGGCTTACGCCCCCATTTTTATTTCTGGCTTGCGGCCACGATGTACTTACCAAATCGTTTGTGGAACTCATCAAAGTTCTTGAGCTTACCAGGCACGAAGGGTAGGTTGTAGGTAGTTAGTGCCACTCGAGCACCCATAACTGTTAGCTCGGTGCTAAAGTTATCCATCATAAACTTAAAGAAGTTATCAGCCATATTGTGCCAATTGGCGTCAGGTTTGTTCTCCAATTTAAGAGCAGCTTCTTGCAGCTCATAACACATAGCAATGGTTAGAGAATACATTGCACTGATTTCCTTGACCTTTAGTTCAGTGACTTCTCCCTTGAGAATTTCGCTGGGTTTGGGCATACTACCTGCTACTTTGCGATGCGCCATAAATTTAACAGCAACACCTTCACCCACAGCACCAGCCACTAGGTCAGTCATATCACTGTCGCCCAGTTTTTCTTCTAGTAGTTCACTGACGAAAGTCCAGCTACGTGGTGTAGCAAAACTACGTGAGCTTGAACGTGGATCAAAGTCATAAAGGTCTTGTTTGGCAAAACCAATGTAACCAACTACATCCTTGTGGATCTTGTTAATCACAGCCCAGTTTTGCCAGGCTTCGTGGTCCACACGCATCTCCAAGTGAACAAAACGATTCGCCAGAGGAGCAGGCATACGATAGGTAACGCCCTTATCTGACTCACGGTTACCCGCGGCAATTACGACCACGTTATCAGGCAATACATATTTACCAATACGACGGTTAAGCACCAGCTGATAGGCGGCAGCCTGGATACTAGGTGCTGCTGAGTTCATTTCATCAAGGAATAGACACACAATAGGATGCTGGCTGGCAAATTCTTCATCGGGAAGGTCAATGGGAGGAGCCCAGTCCATCAAGCCTGTGTCTTTATTGTAGTAGGGGATACCACGAAGGTCAGTTGGTTCCATCTGCGCAAGGCGCAGGTCAATCATAGCACCACCAAGCTCTTGAGCAATACTTGCTACCAATTCGGACTTGCCAATACCAGGAGGCCCCCAGAGAAAGACCGGACGTTTGCGTTTAAAGCAAGTAATGATACTACGACGTGCTGATTCTGATGTTACTGTACGGCGTTCAGTAACTGCTGATTCTTTAGCCATTAAGCTCTCCTAAAATTCTTTGAATAAGTTGTTTGTAATACAGTCTGTATTATATTAAAGACCACGGATATAGTCAATTACTTCTTTGGCCTGTTCTAGGTTACTGTATTCAACTGCCTGGTCAATCATATCAAGTTGAATTTGGTGCAATTCATTGACCATTGAGTCAATGATCTGCCGTTTACGATTAACAGAATAATAAGGTCTAGGTGCGTAGTTCATTCTTCTACTCCGAAAAATGTTTTATGTAATGCTTCAAGATAATTGTCGGTGCCTAGGTGATCGTTGCCATTATCAATCTTGCTGTAGATGCTTGCACATTCCCGAACAATGGACTCAGCGAACTTACGTGCAGTGCCGCGCCAAATATCACTATGATAGATGTTAAAATTAGCCTCCGCAGCCAAAGCTTCAAATTTATCATTAGGATCTTTGACCAGAACAGTTTTATATGCACGGTCAAATTCAGGAAAATCACTCTCCATTATCAACTCCCAAATGTTCTTCAATGTCACTTGCAGCCACAAGCATAGCGTCTGAAATACTAGGATCACACATACCATCTTCAACAAACATCAATTCGTAATCAGTTTCACGTAACCTGTTAGCACATTCCCTAACAATCAACTCGGCGAACTTTTCCAACAACTTTGGAATGTATTGTTCCTGATCCTGCGTAGCAAACTCAATGGCATATTCAGCCGCTTGTTTTGCTAATTCTTCAGTTCGTTCGTTCATTCTATGCTCCAAATGTATGCAGGTGGCAACCCAGCAAGACTGTTTCTAACCTGCTCGTAGGTACCATATCGTTGAAATTCCTTAGTAGAATAACAGTCCCACACCCGTACAGTCCAGTTTCGTTCGCTCATTTTTCAACTCCGAAATGTTTTTCAATCTGTTCACCTGCGGCTCGCAATACAGCACTATCGCCACCTTCGACATCTTCCAAATCTGTATTACGGGCAATTCGAGCACATTCCCTGACTATCAACTCGGCTAACTTTTCATTGTATCGTGCCATTGAAAAAGCATTACCACTTACATCATTATTAGCCTGTTCAGCAAGTTTGTGAATTAACGTGTTCATTTTTCTATAGTTACTGAAGTCCGGGAATATTTACCACCTTTATAAGCGGTTGTGGAACTATTGGGACATCTAACTACAATAATCTCCCCAAGACCATTTGATATTGAATAAATCTTACAGTCACTTAGGCCCTCGGGTAGAACAGTAAAATCGTTACGTTCCTTGGCGCTTGGACTACAACCAGCCAACAAAATTATAAAAGTTAACAGGCATATTGTTTTCATTTTAGTAAGTTCCTTTTTTATCTAGAAAGAACTCTAGTAAGTTCTGCGTGAAGCTCGTCCACTTCGTCTTGTGGCACATAAAAATCCGTAGTGGAATCATAATATTGCCCAACCTTGGGATCATAGTATAGCACACGGCCGTTTGCAAAGTAAAACGGCCCTTCGAGACCTTTACGGGGTTGAAAGCGAGCATCACGCTCGCCTAGTACAGTATAACCCATATTAAACTCCAAAAACCAGTATTGCGAATATAAATCCTGCAACAAAGGCCAGCATAAGACTTACTGCACGATCACCTTGTTCGGGAGTAGGGGTGGGTATGCTATCTATAATTTTAACCAGATTATTTTTCATTATCCGCTCCTTATTTTACCAGTGCGTAGGGTTTATTCCAGCGACCAATGTTAACGTCAATATACCAGCCCACGTTAAAGTAATCGCTCTGGATATCGCTCTTATCCCAGTTGCCGTCGTTCATTGCGGGTATAACTTCCTGCAGGAACTCCAGAGCGCGACCGCTAAAGTGTTCTTTGTACCAGTAGGGGTTTACATCTAGAATATTTCTTTTGCGCAAGTAATCAATCTCATCCTGCGCCATATACTTTGCATAAGACTTATTTTTGTCTGTCTCAATATAGTTTTCAATAAAGTCGATTTCGCCCTGCTTGATATTAAGGCACAAGGTGCTGTGATTGCGAACTGCAAGGCTAGCTTTAATGTTGTATTTTTTGCAAATAGCTTTAATAGTGGGTGCCAGCTTTGCTTTGAGTTCCTGGGATACGTATGCCATTTGTTGCTCCTTATTAATTACTATAACCACATTATAGCAATCCAGGGGGTTATTGTCAACCAAATTATTTGTTGCAAAATAACTAACAAAAAGGTTGCATATATGCTAACTGTTGTTTAATTGTTAACTTCTAGATTTTTTAAGTAGGTTTTAAGATCGCCGTCTAGCAAGGCCAGCATACTGGCATCGCTCTCGTCAAAAACAATAATAAGTTCGTTTTGATGAAGGAAATAAACTCCGGGAAAATAACGTTCCAGTTGAATTAGATTTTTGTTGGCTAGGCGTTGTTTGAGAGTGAAACTATAATGTTTTATATTTAAAATTTTAACTAGGAATCTAAAACCAAATGCAGTAAGTCTTAAACTGTTATCATCTGTAAAGTTCCACCATACCGCTTTTCTAAAATCTTGATAGTTAAGATCTGTTTGAGTGCCAGCTAACTCAAGATATTTTTTAGTTAGCTGTGACTGCGAATGGGATTTAGGGGTAGATACGATTGCCGGCACTTAGCAGTACCACGGTAAATTTATCTGTCTTAAAGAGCGCATTTAGTTTTTTGCACAGATTGACTGCGTGACCAGGATTACTAAAACTAGTCTTTTTGTATTTGGGGCCAGGATAGCTGACCAACATATTACTACTTTTTAAGTTAATGGGACGATCTTCGTAGAACACCGCCCAGATACCTTCACTGCTCAGAATCTGCTCGCTCTTGAAAGTTACTTTATCAGTGTGCTCTATTAGGACAGTTGGTTTAGGTCTAGACATTTTAATTCCTCTACGTTTATTTATCCTAGAAAAAGGTATAATCTACGTATATTAAAAACCGCCCCCATCCATAGCTACAGTAATTATTTCATCAGGTTTTTTTGAGGTTTCTATTCTACCCACGGTGGCAAAGTGATTGAGTAAATCAAAGATTTCAGTGTGTAGGTTTTTTGCTTCCTGGGCAGTAAGAATAAGTTGTTTGCTATTATTTTGACTTAGTATTTTTATTTTATCATTAAAAGATTTAAGATTGGGGCTTAGATAATGTTCCATTTTTATTGTTCCTTGATAGCGTTATGGGCTTCGAGTTTTGTGGCAAATGGTCCTAGAAAACTATGCCTGTTTACTGTGATTAATTTAGGACAAAACTCTACTAGCCATTCTGTTTTTTCTTTTATTGCAAAATAACCTGCGCAGAAATAACTTTTACTTTTTTTAGTCTTGGTATATACACTTACACCTAGTCTGACTTCTCGCATTGCATTTTGTGGTATTACATCTGTAGGGAATCCATCAAGAACTTTATTAGTCTTAATAGAATTAGTTTCTTTTTTTACTGGGCTAGTATAAGTCTCAAATTTTATATTATGCGACTGCCCTAGAGTTTTAATAGTGGGGTATTTGTTTCTATTATGTTCTTGGACATAGACATAGCCACCATCTTCCACTGCCTGCACAGTGCCAATTTTGTTGCCATTATTTTCTACTATCCAGTATTTGTTTTTTACAACTGGTCGGGCTACAAGTTTAATCATTTTGTTCAAGATTGAAGTATTCCTTTAGATAAGAAATATCATCGCCGCGGCGATGCGCCTCGTCAATACACTCTTGTAGGAGTAATCGGGCAAAGGAAATTTGTAAGTTTGTGTTAATTACAGGATAATGAGATCCTCCTGCTGCAAGACTAATTTTGTAAATTTTTTCGTTCATTTTTTCCATTTCAGAGTATTCTCTAACCAAGTTTTGCATTCAGCCCATTCTCTATACTGAAAGGATTGGCCGCCGTGATTGGTCCAATCCTGACAATTAGATTCTCTATCGTCTATTAATATATCTCCAGGCTGACAATGCTGCCATTTGTCTTTACTGTATGGACCAAAAAACACTGGGATTCCGGGGAAATTGTCTGCAGCCCAGCGAACTTTGTCATAAAATGCAAAGGGTAAATCATTGTCTCTGGGTATAGCAGTTAAAAAAGCAATGAATATGTCTTTATCAAAATTACTAAACCTGTAGTACTCTATCCAATCAACAAGATCTTTGCCACCGGGCTTTACTTTAAGATCACGATACAATCTTGAATTTTGAGCAAGCTTGTTCCAGATGTCATCAGGATATTCACCAGTACTGGGTGGCGCACCTACTGTTCGTTCCGCATACTCATTGAAGTCTGCCACGACTCCGTCCATATCTATAAAGATATTCATTCTATTAACTTCCTTATTTCCTGTTGCATTTTTAAAAATCTAGTATTGCTGCTTTCGGGAGGAGCATTTTTAAAAAAATAAAAAAGCCAGACAACAACCAAAACAGCAACTAAATAGGTTGCATAACTCCAAAATTTTTCTAGGATTTTAATCCAGTTTAGCGGTAGGTCCTTCATTCTTGTAATTTCCCCCAGGTATATTCAGTGTCTTTAATGTGAGCCACTGATTTAATCCAACCTTTATCCACAGCCGTTTTTATCATTGTTCTATATTCCTGCGGACAATCAGGGCTAATGTACATCATAGCACGAGGATAGACAGCCCAGCCATCGGTTATCTGAAATCCCGGCTCTGACTCAACAATCCTAATTATATTGTTTTTATGTGAAGCGTACTCAATCATACTTCGCCTTCTTCTACCACTCGAGTCTGACAAGTAGTGCCACGGACATAAAGCTGAGCTTCTTCTAGTGTATCGAAAGTCTTGGGTCTGTCGTACATACTTTTACTGCTAGTGCCTTCAGTGAGAGTCCTCCAGAACTTAATCCACATCCAACTAAACTGGAATTGTACGACGTAGAACTTCTTTGCATCATCGTTAGTGTACTCGACAATTCTATATTTCATTGGTATTCAGCCCCTAGCATTTCAGCATATTGTGTGGCACTCTCGCTGAGTTTTACTAGATCATAACGTCCACAGAATTTTAAAAACTGCGCACCTATCATCTTGGTCTGCTTGGATACACTATTACTAGTGATAGTTTCTGTAATCTTGGCACGAATATTTTCCGGCTGTGCGCTAAGATCCACTAGTATACGATTGCGATTATAGTCATCTAGTACACGATGTTCTACGCCCTCGTGGTCCACCCATTTTTGTAACATTAGGTTATTCCAGGAGTATCCGCGACTTTCGCGATCAGCATAAGCTTCAATTAGGCCTATTTTATTTTTACTCCCCTTGGTACGCACTCCCGGATAAGCTGAAAAGATATTATCGCTGGAATCTCCACGCATACATTTTTCAAATAATATCCATTGTGGATCTGGAATAGTCTTGGGCTGTTTTGTTTTTTTATCTATAACAAGATTGCCCTTCTTATCTAGTATGCCATCTAGAGTGTGCAGTTCGTCCTGAATGCCATTGTATTGCACCACGTTGTTGGCAAGAAGTTGATGAAAGTCTGTATCACTACTTACTATTATGTGAGAATCATTGGGATGCGCCTGTATCCAACCTGCAACCAGATCGTCACCTTCTAGTTCAGAATGTTGCAGTACTGTGCAATTGGTCTTTTCTATTAGAAACTTTTGTAATGTATCAAAGGTTTCCCAGAACATACGATCTTCTTCTTGTTCACGTTCTGTTAGGGCAGCTCGTGCCACAGCTCGGTTTGCCTTATAGGGTTTATAGTAGTCCTTGCGCCAGCTGCGACCCTCTAGTGCGAACACCACGTGGTCAGCTTTTTGATCACGCCAGGCCTTAAACACACTACCCAGAGTTACGTGTAGAGCAAAACCAACTCGTTCTTCGGCCGTGCTGGCTCTATGTGCGGCGTGTCTGGCACGGAAAAAGGTATTAGCAGTGTCAACAATCAGATATTTTTTCATAGTATAATAGTAGCTTATTACACTAATTTTGTCAAATGTTCCGAAATATAAGTTGCCCAGATTCTATGAGCCTGGCCATTAAAATAACCATTTTGATTAGGTTTATGCCCACGTTTGGTAAGATAACTTATGTAATCTGAAGTGGGATAAAAAATATGACGCACTTCCCTATCTTTAAGATAGTTACTCAATTGTCTGAATTTTTCCAGATCCCTAAAGGGAAACCCCAGTACAACTTTAAGCGCACCACGTTGCCAGTTTCTATCAACATAGTTTTTGGTATGATACAAAACATCCATTTCGGTATTTCGTATATCAGCCTCGACCTTGATTTCCGCTTTAAAAACGTCTGCTAATAGACAGGGCCAGCTTGTGGCATAATTTGTTGGATGCGGAACACGGCCTTGATACCAAAGATCAAAATCTTCCTCTGCAACAGCGTAGGGTACTTGTGCGTAGGCACCTGCACAATGTCCGTCACCGTTAACATAGATTATCACGACACTTCAGTCCTTCCGTTTCCTAGATTTTTTCTATTAACGGATAGTCTATCAGTGTCATTAGCTTCATATTGTTCGTAGGTCTCCATAACCACATTGCGGCAGATTGTCTGAAACCATTGTTCAACAATCTGGCTATCGTCCTTGCCCTGATAACCTGCTCTAACAAGTTTGCTAACAAATTGATCGTTCCAGTCCAGTTCAAAGGCACCATTGCCTATATTATCCGGATCAAGGTCTACACTTAATATGCCCACCCAGGGCTCACCACGCTCCGTGGCTAGGTCCTTGGGAGATTTAGACTTGGCGCTTACTCTAGTCTTACCCTTGGTTTCTTTACTAGTTGTTGTGGCAGTAGTTGTTGTTTTCTTAGTAACCATTCTTTAAGGTCCTTAAAATAAATTCTTCGCTGTCATAATATCTATCCTCATAATAAACCTTGCCATCTTGAGGAAAATAAACTATTCTAGCTCGCATTGCAGGAGTCAACCAGAGCATTTTGTCAGTATATCTACATTTTTTTGGCCACCAGACAAATACTTCACTGACTATGGCATTGTCTAAAAATGTAGGCTCGTTAATCCAGTCTTCGCCCATCAAGTACTCCTTTTGTTTTTTTCTAATTTTTATTAGATTTAACGTTAATCTTTTTTCCTGATCAGTGTAGCTTGTCCAGTTACTTATTTCTTCAATAGATCGGAAACAGCCCTGGCAGACATCGTCCTGCATCTTACAAATATTAACACAGGGACTAGCTATTTGACTCATCTAGGTTAGTGCCCCATTTAAACTTTAGCCATAGGCGTTCGTGAATGTAATGTGCTAGTGTCATCCATATATTAATTATAATTGCCCCGCCAAGTCCAGTATAGGCAGCGGTGATCAACGTAGCTACAATTCTCCAACAAATTGCTCGTACTATAGTTCTTTTATGTGTTTCAGTCATTAGGTTCCCCAGGCATTTTTGAATAGGGGAACTTGCAATCGGTCACTATATCTTAGACCGTGTTGCATTGCTAACTCCGCTACTGTTCGATTGTTTAATGAGTAGACGCTTTCTACTCCTCCCACAGGCATTAGATATATATGCCCGCTAAATCCTTCTTTTTTGTACAACTCTATTACTTCCAGTGCTTCTTCTACATCTTGGTTGGATGCTACTACAAATTTTAAGTATGTATGACCTAAGTCCTCATACTCCCTAACTATGTCTGGACGAATGGCATCTTCTCTCTTTTCTCCGCTTACACTTAGTTTAGGACTTACACTAAATGTTAGATTATGATACCCATTTTTATGTGCCCACTTATATAGATATAGTTTAAATTCTCTAGTTATCTCTTGTGTGCCGTTAGTTTCAAAAGTAATATCTTTTAGTTTTTTTAATTTATCGTGGCTTAATAGATCAGGATAGCTACGTTGCCAGCCCAGCAAGGGCTCACCACCAGTAATGACTAAATGTACATTACCCCATTTATTTTCAGGCAAAAGTTCCATTATTCTGTCTGCAATGGCATCCACTGTTAGCACAGGACTTAGATCTTTAAATCTAGCGTCCCAGCTAGCATAACTATCACAACCTGTTTCCACTATGGGAAGATCTTCATATCGGGAATAGGAACCGATGTTTAATGCCACTTGGTCATTGGCTGTGCTACGTTCACCACGTGGCATACCAAATCCTGCACAGGTAAAGTTGCAACCAAATGTACGTAAGAAAACAGAAGGCACACCCATAAAGCGTCCTTCCCCCTGTATGCTATAGAATAATTCTGCGATTTTTATTTTGCTCATAGTTTACCAATGTCGAATGATACCTGCTATAATAAACAGGTTAGTTATAATGTATATTAGCACAATAGCGGTACGTATACAAGCAATTTTATTTGCTTCAGAATCAGTTGTTCCTGATTTCTCGCCTAGTGCCTTTGCCCATAATCGCCAAAATTCATCTTTCATTTTAATTGAAGAGATCTTCGTCCCATTCTCGGTGCCCTTCACGAAAGGCCATATTGCTTTGTGTCTCTCTAACTTCCACTCTGTAACACCAGAGTCGTTCTGCTTCGCCAGGACCCCACATATCAGGAATATACACACCATTGACGTATTTGTAAAGCATATCGGCTAAACCTTCACAACCTAGTCTTGGTAGTATGGTCAATTTAGCAAGTTTTTTCTCTTGTAGCAATTTAAATGTTTCTAATTCAGGATCATCTTGTGCTACAAGTAATGTGTGATCAAATTGATCTTCCAGTATCTTTTTAAGTTCTTTAAGGCCACCATAGTCAGCGGCCCAATTACGCACATCTAAATTATCTGTGCCAAAATAGAACTTCATACTAAATGAATAACCGTGGATTAGATTACAATGACTATCAGCACGCCACTGACGATAGGCGCAGGGGAAAGCATCGTGATATTCCTTGGTGCTTACGTATTTGTAAGTTCTTGGTGGTTGTACGTCGTTAAGGTAAAGCATTAGATTCTCCTATAAGTTAATATAGGCCTGCAGAATTTGTAAAGCGGGATGAAGAGCCAGGAAGGCCGCTGTGTAGAATATTATTTATTGCAATAACATTCTTGTTAAACCAATTGTGTCTATAGTTACTAGTAGCAGGTAGTTAGCCAACATCCCAAACGATTTCCTAGTATAAGCAGCCCAGCCATAGATTGCGCAACCAGTAATCCAGATAGGATATAGTACAAGTAGGGGAGGTTGAGGAACAGTGAGCGCCATAGTGATACTACACCCAATACTAATAGCCCAAGCAGTAAGCTCAGCAATGAACCTAATAGGATGGGACTTGAAATCATCGTTAATCCATTTAAAAATACCAGCTAGTATGTTATTCAAATATTTTCACCGTGTTGTTGTTCATATAGTTCCATTTGTTTCTGTAAATTAGTGTTTATAATTAAATCGAGGTATTTTAAAACAAATAAACTAGCAATAGATGCATCTTCGCCATTAAAATGTAGTTTAACCTGTGGGCCACTAGTATATTTATAACTACGTTTACCTCGACCGTATCTCACGTAGGTTGTGTCTACTTTCCTACCACGTACATCATAGTATGTGTCTAGTATAACTTCACCACCCACTAGCCTGTACCACTCAATCATATCATCAGTCAAGCGTTCTACATCTATACTGATACTAAAATTAACTCGGCAACCAGGAGGCAGGGGTATCATTTATGCCACCAGGTCTCATAGGGAAAGTCTACCCAGATATCTTCTTTAGCTTTGTCAATTTCCATACCAAAATAATTCATTGCAGCGTCACAATTACTACTTGCATTGTCCACTACTACGGCAAATTTAACATTGTTGCCCCAGATACTATTCCAGGCTGCATCATTAGGCATACAGCCTGATTGCCAGTCCTTGATGATCCAGTTAAATGTAGCACCAGTGTCATTAATATCGTCAACTATCAAGATATTTTTTCTCAAGGAAGGATCAGATGCAGGCATATCCTTGGGTCTTGGTATTTCCTCAGTGTTCAAATATCCGAGTGCATCTTCAGCCATCCAGAGATTACTTTCCTGATCGCTACCATCACGTAGACTTACTTTGAGAGTTTCACAAGGTACTTCAAAATAATGACTAAGCATAACTGCGGGCAGCAATCCTCCCCGCGTTATACCAACAATATAATCAGGACGCCATCCAGACATACTTATTTGCCTAGCTAGCTCTGAAACTAGTTGTTTAAACTTTTTATTGTCTATAGTTAATTTTTTCATTAGAACGCATAGTTAATGGTTGCGCGACCAGCTGGAACACCTTGATTTGTTACTAGTCCAGTAAAACTATAGGTCACGTTTTTATAGTTTTCAAAATTTCCACTGTAATCAAATCTAGCATAGCTACGCACAGTGTCTTTGATATTGGAATTTGTGTTAGTATATGCGAACTGACCTTGGTTGTCAATACCAGTAGGCAATGTCATACTCACTGAACCTGCAAAAGCATAGGGTAATACACCAGTAGCAACTTTCAGGTTATCATTGACAGTGTATTCTATGTCTGCCCAGCCAGCATAAATTGGTTTCACTGAAGTAACGAGACCTGGTGTATATTGGCTAGTTACCTGCATCAGTCCACCACGATAGGACCAAGGACCCTTGGTGTGTATAACACTGCTTTCCAAGATTGCACTGTCACGTATTTGTCCCCAGGTTCCCGACATACTAAACCAGGGATTAAATGGTACTCTACTGAGACTCATTGACAGACTCGTGTTATCATTAAGTGGTACTCCACCTATAGCCATAGCCCAGGATTTGGCACCTTCCATAGGATCATTTGTACTGTTAAATTTAAAATTTCCTATTTCCACAATGGAAGTGTTTTGCAATTGCAGACTGGCTAGGCCGTGTTGAATAGCCTGATAGCTTCTCTGACTCCAATAGTCTGTAGTTATAAGTTTTTGGCCATAGTCAATGCTAAAGTTACGATTGTAATAATCTATGCCAGTGAAACTCTTTATGGCTGAATTAGTGTCAATACCGGAAATTGAGCCTTGTAATGGTGTCATTTTACCATTCAAAGGGAACCAGAGACCACCCACAGGCTGCATTGCTGCATTAATATCTATTACAGTGCCGTCAGCCCATCTAGATCCAGTTACTTTTAGAATCTGCGCTGCCTGAGCCTCGGTTATGTTCCATTGCGACATAAGTGTCTGTATAGCACCATTTAAAGTAAGTGTACCTGCACTTCCGATCTGGCTAAAATATACGTGACTGTACTGTGTACCGTCCATACTAGTTTCATTTCTTACACCAACTATGTAATTTTTACCTTTAGGGCCACGCACAATATTTGATGCACCCATACACCAGGTAATGTCCCCTGTACACTCCCAACTTTGTGATCGTATATTATCATCAAATGCCTTGATGGTACTAGCACCAGCTTCTACATATATTATATCGCCATTTTTTTGTGGCTTGGCTAGCAGGATACTGGTATTACCATTTTGTGATGCCATAATTATATCAGGCTGTTTATCACCATTAACATCACGTAGGTCTATATTATAGACCAAACTATTACTTTTACTCCAATGACCAGCCACGGTAAAATTACCATTACCATTATTTTTATAGAAGGTAACATACGTGTCACCACGTACTGATGCCCAGTTATTGTCAGTCGCATTAGGACGACTTATCACAGCAATATCAGGAAGGGCATCTTTATTAACTCTTAGTGTCACTACACGCACGTCGTGACTAGCATTGCTATCACCACGTTTCATATAATCTAAATCTGATAAGCCTAAATTACTGGCCTGCTGCGCTTCTAAATAGGGTAGGGGTAAGATTTTAGCTGTGGAAGGTACAACACCAATAATCTGGTTATTTGTTTTAACTCCGTTTTCATAATTAAACCCGTTATAAACTTCCATCATTACCACACGGCCAAAACTACCCTGTACACCATCAATACTGGGTCCATCTACCACAATAGCATATACTTTGCCGTCGTTGTTAAATTTACCTAGAGTAAGACCAGAACCAAAAATTCCAGTAACTGTTCTTCCCTGAGAATCTATACCTGAATTATTATTATTTTGGCTACTGAAAACCTTGGGAGTAGCTCCACCAAGTACAGTAAAAGAATTATTGTTATAACTAACAGCCATAATATCTAGTTTGCCATCACCGTTAATATCAAATGTAGCTGAACCGTGAGACCAACTATCAGTACCAGGTAGTTCTATTCTTTCTAATTTATTTTTTCCTGTATTCCGGAAAATAATTGCTGGCCCTGTGTTATTAGTGTCAGTACTAGGGCTAACAAAAATATCAGTGTTTTTTGACCCAGTAAAATTACCAAATAAAAGGCTAGGTTCTGTGCCATTAATGATGTTTGCGCCGGGAGCGAACCAAGTAGAGGTTTGATTAGTTAATTTGCCTTTATTGTCCCAACTAAAAATAAACATATTAGATTGTTCAAATTTCGCGCCAGGATAATTTGTAGTACGACCTGCGTAGATAATTTCATCTACGTTGTCTCTGTTAAGATCTCGTGCAAATAAATCGTGAGTAACGTAAGTGCTATTATTACTATTAAGCGGGTTTACACTAAAAGCAAAATTATAAGTAGGTGTAAAAGTTGCTGGGGCACTATTACTAGCTCCGGCCTGATTAGTAACTTTTATACCAGTGCCCCCTGCGCAGGCTGCGCTGGAAAAAGCCACTGCTAATAGATAAGGAATTAGACGTAGTCTAGCTTTATTGGTTTTCATAACCCTCCCAAGAAAAAAGTAATATACAGTGCCCATTATAGCAGTATATTACTTTAGGGTCAAGCGATTTTTAATTATTGCTTTTTTAGTAACTCTAGTGTTATTATTTT